ATTGAGTTGTTTAGACAATCAAAAATTCATCCATGAAATTAATGCTGATGCTTTGGAATCTGATTATAAGGCAATTCAGAAGAAAAATCAAGAAGCTATTGATAATTTTAACAATCAGTGCAGAAAGTTACTTAATTAGAAGATAAAAACTCAACTAAAATACTAGCAGAGATATGAAAACACCAGAAGCAAGCAAAGAGTTTATTGATTATTGTATTAAAAATTATTGTGATCCAGATAGCCTAATTGATACAAATTCTAAATCATTAGTCTTCATGGGAAAATTTGAATGGCTGTACTATAAGATACTTGCTATCGAAAAGGAACTAGACGAACTGAAAAGAAAATGGACAGATTCAGAGAATGCAAGACAAAAATCAATCAATGATAATTTAGATATATCGGTAGAACTCCAAACCCTGAAAGATGCAGTAAAGGAGAAAATAAAAGTAGAAAGTGATATGTATGCATCTGTATTTAAAAATGACAAAGAGCGTCACGAGGCAGAAAGAATAGTGTTAAAGGCAGAAGACAAACTCAAAGAACTAATAACTTACAAATCATTAATTTCATAGGTCATGAGCGAAGATAAAATAAAGGAACTAAAGGCGGATAGGTGGAAAGATAACAAAGATAGAGCATTGAACCACAAATGGTATGCAATTGCTCGTATGGACTTGTATCAGAACCACCACCATATCGTTTACTAGCTTTATAAGTATATAATTACCTAAAGGAATATGGCAGAGCACACAGATCCAGGTATAGATACTAGAGGAAACGGAAGGTGATTATGGAGTATCTGAATTAAAGCCCTATCTTTACGTTACCTTAATAATAAAGCAATAATGCCAAAAGGTTACCAGGGTTTTCAGAAAGGCATAATAACCAACCCCAAAGGGCGTGGAGGGTCTACTGGCAACAAGAACAAGCAGAAGATAAGGGACGCTATAAGCAACATATTAGACGATAACATCGATAAGGTTATAACGGAGCTAGGGATGCTCACAGGCAAGGATTTCCTTGATTTCTACACCAGGTTCCTTGAATACGGGCTTCCTAAGCTACAAAGGCAGATCATAGAGATTGACCCTGATACAATAGTCCGAGGATGGCAAATCCTGCCTGCATCAGCCGTTATAATGAACGGAAAGGATAAGAAAGTTGAACAAATCGAAGAATAAATATAAAGCGAGTCTCTGGAAATAGGGGGTTAGACAAAAAGATATAATAATATAAAGACGGAATGTGATTTGGGGTAAATAATCTTAATATGTGTTGGATAGCAAGAAAATTTAAATGCATAAAAATCGGTAGTTTATTTATAATGTACTATAATGTAAGAAGGCAGGAGTATTGGATTTATGTATTAGGAGAAACAATTACTTTTTACCATTACCGTTTTTTGAGAAGAAGATATGTTAAGTTAAGAATACTGGAGAAAATTATCTTCACCAACTATTGAAGTTACCTAGAGGAATTAAATGACTGAAATTATGACATTTGAAATTAACACAGAGTCTAAATCGGTTACGATTAAATCATTTGGGCATACCTTTAAGGAAATCAAGAACGATTTAAGGAAAGTATTAGGTAAGGATTGGGAAGATTATAAACTATATGTTGATAATTCAGTTACCTATATTCCCAGTTTTCCACAGTCGTATCCATGGACTTGGTATGACGCAACCACAGCAGCAACTCAAACAGCAGATGATGATTATTGGGGTCAATATTTAAATGGCTGAGACCTCCGAACTAGGCCAGGTCGTAATGAACGATGCCTTCATTCCATTGATGAATAACACCGATAGGCATCTATACCTCTATGGTGGTGCCGGTTCCGGCAAGTCATGGTGGGCTATACAGAAGTTTTCCCATAGGCTTGTAAGCGAAAGGCCACACAAGTTTATCTTCCTCAGAAAGTGGGCCGTAGACCTTAAAGATAGTGTGGTAGAGCGTCTCGAAAAGACTCTTGAAAGCATGGGGATATTTAATGAGTTCATAATTAACAAAACCGAGCGTTCCTATAAACATCTACTCACTGGTAATTCAATCATCTGCAAAGGGCTTGACGATCATCACCGTGTGCAGTCATTAGAAGGCGTTACAGGGATGTTCGTTGAAGAAGCAACAGAATTTACTCTTGATGACTTAGATCAGTTAAATCTAAGGATAAGGGGTATCAAGGATAATTATGTACAATATATTTATAGCTTTAACCCTATTGACGAAAAGAACCAAGTAGTAGATAAAGTAATATTGAAAAAAGACAAACTTAGAAATAGTTCTGTCCGCCATTTCACTTATCACGACAATTATTATATAGACGAGGAGTATAAAGCCATATTAGAGGGATATAAAGAGTCAAATCCTATATGGTATGATGTTTATTGTTTGGGGAAACCGGGGGTACATGATAAGAGCAACAAATTCTTATTCAATTTCATGGATGAAAAGCATGTAGGTAAAACAGAAAGGAACAATGACCTTACATTGCGGCTGAGTTTTGATTTTAACCTGGACCCTTATGCAGTGATAATCTATCAAAAGATTGATAACCGGACATTAAGAATAATTGACAAGATAAAGACATCCTCTGATATTGAGCAGGTGTGTGACATAATACTTGCTACCTATGGGCAACATCCATTCATAGTGACAGGGGACGCTTCAGGCAAGGCTAGAACAGGTGTGGTAAGGGGAAAGACTGCATACTGGAATATCGTCAGGAGAAGGCTTAATTTAAGCGACCACCAAATAAAGCTACGGACTAAGAACATAGATCATCTTGAATCCAAACTTATCTGTAATGCTGCATTGGCGATATGCGATATCAAGATAGATCCCAAGTGTAGTGAATTGATACAAGACTGCAATTATGCTGCTTTGGACGATCACGGTATGTTAATTAAGGACAGAAACCATAATAAGAATGATTTTTTAGATACCTTTCGTTATCTTTGTGATATGGAGTGGCCCGATATAATTGTGAGGCCGAATAAATATAAATGATGGGAAAAACAACAATTGGAAAACTAAAAGAAATGCTGGTCATTGAAACACAAATAGATGCTGAGACATCAATAGTGGTTATTCCAAAAGGATCAATAATAGAAGTATCAAGTGAAGACGATTATCCTCATACAACATCTACAATGGATATAAAGGAAGCAGTCAAATATTTGAAAGAGGTGAAATGATAAATATAACAAATGAGTTGAGTCAATTTGAAAGGGGATTATTGTTTTATAATTGCGGAGAAGGGATCTGTGTGGATAGAGAAGGAAACGAAAGTTGGTTTAAAAGAAACTTTGCATCTAATAAGATAGAATCAGATGGCAAAGTATTTTTCAGGACTGGCGAAATCTTTGAGAATAGTGATAGCAATAGTCCGGTAATTGTGTACAGAGAAATTCCTTTTGGCCTGGAGGAAGGACTGACTTTAAATGTGAGGCCTAATAAATATAAATGATATGGTAAAGCAAATAGAAGCCAGAACTAATAAAACGCTACAAAATAGGATAAATAAATTTATTAAGATATTAGGGGAATTACCAAAACCCGTTGAAAAGTATACACAGACATTTTTAACCCTTACCTTAAAAGATAATACACGGCGTTTCTATTGTAGAATAGACTATGATTATGGATATGAAGCCTAATAAATATAAATAATGGCGGGGGGATTTTTTAGTTATTTTACAGAGATGGCGCTAGGGCGCTCCAAAACTAGAAAGATAATCCATCAGTTTGGCGCTAACCATTTAGTCAGCACATCTGTAGTCGATATATGGATTGTAAGTGGTATTTATGTGTGGCTACAGGCTCCAGTTACATTAGAGGCAATTAGCGGTAGCGCCAACGATGATGCATCGGGAACGGGTGCAAGAACAATTGTACTACATGGGTTAGATGGTAATTGGGATGAGATCGATGAAGAAATTATTATGAATGGTACATCTGTCACAGCTTCTACAACACAGACCTTTATAAGAATCAACGAAGCTCATGTAACTGGTTGCGGTACGTACTCAGATGCAAATGATGGGATTATTACTATCAGAACATCAGGCGGAGGGGCAACACATCTGACTATCCACGTAGATGAAGGCCTAGGAACTGGGGAGAGTCAAGCGGCACGTTTTTCAGTACCAAGGGGCAAAAAAGCATTAGTACATGGAATACATTTATGGACCAACAATAACAAGCCAGTTACAGTATGGATGTTAATGAGGGAAGGCGGGAATATTGTAACCGCACCCTTTAAAGCCAGAAGATTACTAGTTGAGTTCTCAGGAATGACAGCCCCCGAAGACCACGACGAAACCACGCCGCTAACAATAAGTGAGTACTCAGACATATATTTCCAGGCGATCTCTGGGGCTGGAAATACTGATGTCAGCATAGATTTTGATATAATGCAGGTAGACTTATGATAGTTTTAGGAATTATATTGGCATATATTTTGGCATATTATATTTGGCTATTGTTCATGTTTGAGCCAAGGAACTGGAACATAAGAAGGAACTGGCACATGATTATGTTTGTGATACCTTTTTATGCTATCCTCAAACGTGGAATAGAAAGGATATCATATCTTTATAGCAGATATAAGAAACTAAAATAATGGAATACGTATTTCACAAACTTGACATAAAAGGTATCCTACAAGGCCCACCTCATGATTGGTGGTATAAGTTAAGATGGAAGCCTATTAGGAATGGCACCTGGAACCTATGTTTATTTAAAGAAAGGGATTCTAAGTGGCGAAGACTAGGAATTAGATTCTCTAAGAGTTGCGCCCATAATGGGTGGGGTAGAATGTGGGATGGATTTGATATTCGAATAAGCCTATACTTCTGGGATATAAACTTCTGGATACACTATAATCATGCATGTATGGCAGGGGATTCCTTTGACACAGGAGATATGAAGTATTGTCTGTCTCAGGAGAAGGCAGATAAATGGAAAGCGGAAAACGATATAAGGAGCTAAAATGAACACTGAAGAACATTTACTAGAGGTAAAAAGGGTAACACTTAAAGATGTTACCGAATCTCAATTGTGGACGACATTAAGGCTTATGGATATTGTAAGGATTGAGCAGGTTGATAATGTAGGTGCAGGATATCCTGATGATAGCAGGGAAAGGGTTTATATTTTAACTAAATATGATGGTCTTTTTGTATTAGGAAATTATAAAAAGTTAATGGAGCAATGGATAACTTATGCACAAGTAAACTCTTTTGAATAATGAGGATATATATCGATGTAGTAATACAGGTCTTCTTGGTCAACTCACTTTTGATCTTCGGGATATATGCTATCACCGAGAAGGGGATGATATTAGGGATATTTCAAAAGCTGAAATTGTTTAAAGAGGAGCCCGCTGAACCTTATGATCCCGAAATAGGAATATCTATCTCTGGGGGATTAATCCGATATAACGATGACACAGGGAAGATGCGAAACGATATGCTAAAGAAGGCCCTATTCAACTGCCCACCTTGCATGGCTTCAGTTTGGGGTACCGCAGGATTTTTATATACTGGCATGGGCTGGCAATACTGGATAGTGTGGGTGTTGGCTTTGGCGGGATTTAACTATATTGTGAATAAGGTAATTGACAAATGAAGATAGAAACAATAGAAACAATAGAACAAGCAGAGGAAGCTAACAAAGATGTTATTATTCAGCTTCAGTATTTGCAACAAGCCTACGGTAGCATAATGCAACAAAAAGCGAATATAGTTGCCAAATTAAAGAAAGAGCCTTTTAACCCAGCAATGATTGAATCAAGGGATAAAATAAAGGAGACGCTTTCCGAGATGGAAACAATAATGCTGGATTTAGCCAAGATAATCAACAATAATTTAAGGGAAAGATATAGTGTTGACTTAATATGGTTATCAAAATGAGCGAGTGGCCAGGAGGTTTTGAGGTAAAGCAGGAAGGCGGGAACATCTGGGATTTTGAGGTAAGAAAGAAGCTACATTATAAAGCAAAGAGAACAGGAACAGGATATAGCACCGAACACTGTCCTAGCGGTATGATGATTGTCCCATGTAGAGAAGGCCAGCACTATGAATGGCTCACATCCAACGGAAACATTTACGAATACACATTAGAACAATAAAATCATGCCTAGACATACATTAACAAAGTTTACAAAGAAGAAGTCTTCAAAGGTTAAGGTAAAAAGGCCAAAAAGAAGGAAATGAGATTACCATTCGGATTTGAACTGATCAGGCCCAAGCCTAAGACGGCGCTACACCCCGATTACAAGACGCTGGTGGAGCTTGCCTTTGAAATTGAAGGTATAAGCTACTATGCTTTTAAAAACTCAACAGACATGCCCCCAAAGCGTCATGAGAAGATGAACCAATTTATAAAGGAGTTGGACATGCGGATTAATGCTAAGGACTTGGTGGAGGATATGGACCTGATAATGAAATGTGGAAACAAAGGGGACTTAGTATCTATTGTACAAATAGCATCGTCGGTAAAAAACAATGTATCATTATATATTGAGACAGACACTTATTATAGGTTGTTCACTTGCGGGTATTTCACACTGGAGCCATTAGAAGATTTAACAGATTATGATTTTGATTATAATATACCAAAGATTGAAGCTTTTAAAGCTATGCCTCCGGGGGATTTTTTTTTCTTAAAACACTTGAATCAGTATCTACCGCAAATGAATATCTCCTCGCAGGATTTCCAAACTTTTTCAAAGTTGACAAAAAGAAACAAGCTTTACAGGGAAAAAGTAAGATCAGACGTTACGAAAAGTCTATCAAAGATTGGGAACGGATCTGGTGGACAGTAGCACAGTTTGACCCAATCAAAGAAAGGGAACTTAGCAGATATTCGGTGAATAATTTTTATCTTTACAGGGAACAGTTAGAAAATGAAGCAAAAAGAAGGGAGTCAGCAAGCAAAAATAAATGATCATTATATAGGATTAACATACGATGATATGTTAGGTTTTATAGCGTTTAAGGATAAAAAACAACATGGAATGAAATACTATATAACTTCTATGATTGAATGTCCAGTTCTAATGAAGATTGTTGCCGAGGACAGTGATATGTTCCATTCGTACGATAAAGACGGAAATGATTTATGAAATTGAATAAAAACGTGGGCTTAATTGCCAGGACATGGCCGCAAGGCAGGAACAACCCCAAAGCCCCGGAGAATGGCCACCAACATACGCATCGTTTATGATGTCAAGAAAAAGCAGATAGATGCTGCTGAGAAATCACTAAAAAAACTTGACAAGACCACCGGCCTCACTAACAAAGAGGTAACCAGGCTCAACAAGAAATTCAACAAACAGCAAAAAGAGCTTGCCCAAAGCACCAAAGGGTTCAATAAAATGAACAGTTCGATGGGGTCTTTTGTCAAGCTGGCCTCTGCTGCATTTGCTATTAACTTACTCAAGAACTTTGGCAGTGAATTGATAAGGCTGTCAGATATACAAGCAAAATCTGAGGCTAAACTTTTGACAGCCCTCAAAGGAAGAGAAGATGTTCAAAGACGTTTGATGGCACAGGCTAGGCAACTTCAAAAGATAACCCTGTTTGGAGATGAGGCTACAATAGAAGCACAGGCGTTTCTTGCCTCATTAGGACTTAATGAGGATGCAATCAGAAGGCTTACTCCATTGGTGCAGGATCTTGCTACAAAAATGGGAGGAGATTTACGTAGTGCGGCCGATCTTATTGCCAAATCAGTAGGAAGTTCCACCAATGCGTTATCCAGGTACGGTATAGAGATTAAAGGAGCTGTGGGGAGCACAGAAAGACTTGAAAGTGCTATAAACGCATTGAACCAACAAGTTGGAGGGCAGTCAGTGGCAGCGGCAAAAGCAGGGGCAGGGCAATTCACGATACTTGGCAATACTATTGGAGATATTAAAGAAGAGATGGGGGCAATGCTGATAGAGGGACTGAATCCTATGATAAGTGCCTTTAATGAATTTTTATCAATATCCCTATCTGAAGAACTAGAAAAAGAAAAAGCTGGTATAAATGCACTGGTAGGGGCTATCACAGACGCCAATATAAAACAAGAAGAAAGGAACACTTTGATCGGGATATTACAACAAGAATATTCTAGTTTTTTAGAAAACCTTGATGCCGAGACAGTAAGTAATGAACAACTAAGGGACAGGTTAAAAGAGGTAAATGCACAACTAACAATAAAAATCCAACAACAGCTATTAGAAGAGAAAGTCGGCAAACTCTTAAAGGAGCAAGCAAAAGCACAATTAGAAATTGCCGCACAGCAAAGAAGGACACAACAGGAAGGAGGGCGGATTGCAGAGGTAGAGTTTGGACCATCTGGACTATCCCCTAAAATAATTACCGTTGCTGATGAAGCTACTGGAGCGATAAATCGACTAAGGAGGAGAATCAATGAAATAAACAAAGAGCTTGCAGATACAAACGAACTGTTTAAAGAGGCTTTCGGTGGTGGCGGAGCAGGTGGGGCAGGCGGAGCGGGCGGTGGCGGAGCAGGCGGTAACGGCGGTAACAAAGACACAGTAGATGCAATGACGGAAAGCCTAGAGGCGGCAGCCGAAGCCATAAACAAATTATTCGGTGACCCAGAAGAAGACGAATTTAACATTGCAGAAATAGCGGCCACAATAGAAGATGAAAGAGTAGACATAGCTATATCCGGTGCAGAAAGGAGAAAACAAATCAGGGAGGAAGAATTACAAAGTGAGCGTGACGCAGTTGCCATAAGGCAGGAATTGGCAAATGTCCAATTAAATATGGCGGCTAATGTTGTTGGTGCTTTCTCAAAGTTAGCAAAGGACGGATCAGAGGCCCAAGTGGCTTTACTAGTGTTAGAAAAACTCATTGCAGTAGGAAGGGTATTGACAAATCTTGCCGCAGAGAACTCGTTAATTGCATTAACAGCAGCACAAATTAATCTAATTCCTCCATTTGTTGGAGGAGCTCTTTATTTAGCTACACATTTACCATTGGCATCCGCAAGGGCAACAGGTAGTCTAGTACAAATAGCAGCCCAGGCAATTCCTGAATTAGCTGGAACTTTCCATGAAGGTGGAGAAATCACAGGTCTTCTAAGACACGGCGACGTATCAATAACTGCCCAAGAAGGTGAATTTATGATTAAAACAAAAGCTGTAGACCATTATGGCCTTCAGGCTATGGAGAGCATAAACAACATGGAATTTAACACCGTGGGATTTTCTGATGATAATATCGTAGCGGCAATAGAGGATATGAACCGAAGCTTTGCAAATCGGCCGGTAAATATGATAAAATTTGATGAGAGAGGCTTTAGAAGAAGTTTAATAAAAGGCATGAACGAAACAATATATGTAACAAACAGATATGTCTAATATCAAATATAAAGTATTTCTGGACAATGATACCAAAGGGAAACAACAAATAACAGAACCTGTTGGCATGAAGGATTTACAAATAAGGCTTGAAAGGAATATTGAGGATGGGTTTTTCGGCTTAATACAACTATTTGCCAAACAGAAATTAGGTTTCTTTGGGGATGCAAAAGACTATCTCCAGAGTGTGCTTGATACCGACGGTATCGATGGGGAGGCGAGGATAGATATAGACATTTCAGATGATGGGGGAGTTACTTTTAGCGATTATTTTGATGGGGTGGTAGACTTCGATGGAATAGAAAGGGTAGATGACGAGAAGGACGGACTGATAATAAATGCAAGGATAAATGAAAGCGGATTTTACCAGAAGCTAAAAAGCCGCATGGATGTAAAAGTCGATTTATTCCAGAACAAAGACTTTTCAGGAGGCACTAGGGAGACGATTAATAAGCACACGGTTACTACCCATAACCAAAGCATACGCAAAAAATGGAAAGGACTGAAGAACGATGGAGCTATCGCAGCGAGTTTGTCCATGCTTGCCGCTGGAGATATATTTTACTGTACCCCTGACTTTCCCGATGTTACTGTCGATGAACTTGACAAAACATCCGGTAGCGGAGCGTTATTAAATGATGTTGTCTCTACCAATGCACTATATGAAGTACAGGATTTTACAGCATCAGGTAAGGCACATACCTTCAAAATTGGCAGGGCAAGCTCCATAAATGAGTTTGGGGTTGCTATATCAGGTGGGGCGGTAAATATAACTTCTGTCACAATACGATGGTTTTATCAGGTAAACAGCGATACGGCGGTAGGGATTGGGGCAACTACATCAGCTACCCCAAATGCAGCGACTTATGATACAGGAGGCTTACCGTTGACTGTTTCTGATTTTGATCTTACATTAAAAAGTGGCGATATATTCAGGATGTATCTGCAAATCAATATTACTACCGCCGCAGATACCACAAAAACGGTGACTGTTAACTTTAAAGACCAGGGTGTTACAGCATTGTTGGGTGTTGACATTGAAATAACTGTTGACACTACCTTCCCAACTTTTGATATTGACACCTACCTGGTACATGAGGCAGGCAATAAGATTACTAACTCTATTACAGAGGTAAATGGCAGTTTCAAATCTAATTATCTGGGAACAAAAATATCAGCTATTCAGACTTACACCGCTAATGGATGTGGGGCTTTTTGTGCTATAACATCAGGGCTGAACTTGCGTGGTAATGCTGTGACAGATAAGCCAATGTCGATGAGTTTTAAAGAATACTTTGATGGTCTAAATGCAATATGGAACCTAGGCCTGGACATTGAAAGCACCCCTCTAGTAAGGATAGAAGAAAAGAAGTTCTTTTTTGGCACTGGCTCACCATCTGTAACCTTACTAGGGGTCAACGGACTCTCCAGGACACTAGATACTAGCATTATAGATAATGCCGTAAAGGTGGGGTATTCAAAATGGAAAAGTGAGACTTTTGATTCTGCAGATGATTTTGCCACTATTAGGGAATATGCCAACCGATTAAAAACAGTAGGGAAAAAGAAAAATATTCTAAGTGGCCTTATTGCCGGCACTTATGCTATTGAAAATACCAGGCGAATGAAATTTAATACTAAAGACGGGAAGCTAGATGACGACGCATTCATCATCGCATTGAAACGCACCGTCGACGGAAGCAGCAACCCTAACGCATTAGGAACCCCAGAAAAGGATGAAAACTTCAGCAGCATTAGCGGTCTATTGTTCAGCGATGAGTCATATAATCTAAGGCTGTCAGCAGGGCGTAATTTCTTAAGATGGGGCAATATGGTGAGTGCGGGGTTATTGGAATATGCCGGCACCGAATGGTTGATACAATCGGGAGAGGGGAATTTAGATTTGATATCCATCCAAGATGGCGATAGTTGTGAGGGCGATTTTAATGGTATGTATTTCGATGAAGGTGGAAATATAAATTGGGACTATGCCGCACTTGATGAGCAGAAGCCATTATTTAAGCCCTTTCGATGGAAGTTCGATATACCTTTGCCGAAAGCTGACTTTGATACCATCGTAGCTGACAAAAGAAACACTATTGAAGTAGAAACATTCGGTGGGGTGTTAAAAGAGATGTTTATATGGTCACTTAAATATATAGCCGAAAGGCCATTGGCAGAATTTGAATGTATAGAAGCAAATATATGAGATACTTAATATTGATATTATTTATTGGTTGTTATAGGCCAGAACCGTTGCTAATGGACGAAAAAATAATATTCAAGGTTTATGGCGAGGAATCGATACCGATAGTGATCAGACAAGGGGTAAACACAGGAGAGTATTTTATGACATCTATCGGGGACACATTAACAATAGTAAGATATTTTAAGGTAGGGAAAATAATCACTTTTGGTCCTGTAAGGAAAAGTGGCAATTATATATTAACTATGTCGCTAAAGCAATACCATTACCCAGAGGTTATTTTAGAATGCGTAGTCTGCAGGAGTATAACATGGAGGATAAAATAAAATTATGGCGATAACTTTTACAGAGTTAAGACAATTTGATGATGGTACTGCAAATCTTTTGATGGATGCTATCACAAAATACAACGGATTGATATTCTTTAGTCTTTTGAACAAAGAAGTATGGACATATAACCCTATAACTGGAAGATTTTTACTAAACTCCACCTTCGCCACTAACAGGGTTACCGATTTTCTGGTGATTCCTGCTACAACAAATTCGAACATTACAGAAAATACCCTCTGGGCAGTTACGGCAGGAACAGACGGCAAGCTGTTCTTGTACGATAATGATGGGACATGGACAGAGAAAGTAGATTCGGGTGACGTAACGTGTTACACTATGGCGTTTTATAAAGATAATATATATTATGGCACAGAGGGGGGCGAGGTATTTAAATACGACGGAACTACCCAAACGGTATCTTTACCATCTGCTACAACAGGTGGTGATGATATCGAATCAATAGTATCATTTGATGGTACTCTTTACGCCGGATCGTCTAACACTACCGACTGCGTTATATATAAATTTGATGGCACAACATGGTCACAAGAGCAAGCAATCGCCATATCAGGGATTAATCATATTTTTAAATTTGCCCCTTATAGGGCCCTTTTATATTTTGGGACAGATGCCACTAGCAGTCAATCGAAATTATGGGAAAGGAGTACCGCTGGGGTATGGACAGATATAAAAACATTTACTGCCAGCAATGCAGTAGGCTCTTTGCAAGAATTTAAAGATCATCTCTATATAACATTTGGGGCAGCAGGAACCGATAACGACCAGATACAACGCTATAATGGAAGTAATTTTATTCAAGTTAAAGCTGCCGATACAGAAGTAACAACATACGGCAGAAATGCTATCCATGTCGATGACAATAGATTATATGTAGGCAGCAGAGACACTACCGGCGATATTGCCAAGCTATGGGAACTATGCGCTGAATGTTCTGATGATGTTGTAATATCTGATGCTTCGCCGTTTGGATGGAGTGTAGGAAGTTGTGATATTACCCCCGCTTTAGACGATGTGGAAGAAGGCTGCTATTGTGAGGTAGCTAATTATTCTGATAAATTTAAGGTACAAATACAACACATTGCTACCATAGCCCCCATTTTAAGAATACTAAATAACGATAACGGAGACCTGATAGCAGAGTATACATTTGTGAGTATTATTGGGAATATATGGGAAGTAGAAATATCGCTGTTGGTTATTCCAAACCCTATCACAATAGTAAATTTTGAGATTTATAGTCAATCTGGAGGAGATGCGGGGAGTGACGATACTTGGGCGAAAAAATCTTCTGGTACTGCTGCCGATATAAGAGGTGTGACAGTTGATGGCATAAAAACAATTATCTTAGGCTCTCCGGATACTAATAATAGTGCTACACATTACATAGCAAGATCAACAAATAGCGGAGATACATTTACGGACATTACAGCAACAGTCACAGCCCTTGTGGCTAGTGCCAATTGGGGTGTAGGAAAATTTATTCGCTTTGGAAGTAATAGTCATTACCTAGTATTACGCAGGACAGGGAATGTATCAAAAAACGTAATAATTACAACCGATAATTTAGACAGTGCAGCAGGAGGAACTGCCAACTTTGGCGGGCAGGGTCCTCTAATAATCAACGTTGACCCTACAGATTCCGATAATGTACTAATATCATCTACTTCTGGCGCTGTAGGCGCCCTCGAAAAAAGCACAGATGGGGCCTCTACCTTTTCGGCTACTACAGCCATTCCTACGGGGGCTGCCGCTGGAAATGCAGTTCTGCCAAATGGGAACTTTCTTGCAGGAAATAACGCAAGTGATATTTACCTATCTACCGATGGAGGGTCAACATGGAATGCTCAAACTGTTCCCGCTGTGTGGACATCTGGGAACAAAGAATTGACTGCAATGCATACTTTTAATAATGATAAGATAATAGCATGTGGTGACGCAGGACATATTCTATTAAGTACAGATGGCGGCGTAAACTGGCTACAAGTAGATGGGGACATTACTGTGAAAGATTTAAAAGATATAACTTTTATAGATGATAATATTGGGTGGGCATGTGGTGAAACGGGAACAGTGCTGCGTAGTACCGATGGGGGGGCTTCTTGGGCGACGATGACCACAGGGACAACGGCTAATCTATTAGGAATTGCATCTAATGGCAATGTATCTGGCTATATAGTCGCTGCCACCGGGGCGAGTGGGGAACTTATTGTTCTACAAGGGGAAAATAAATTGCTTGCAACATCTGAATGTATAAGTGTAAGGGATAGTCATAAGTCTGGGTTGCTTATAAAATATACCAATGATACCAACTTTACAGGGTTCGATTATACCAATGGGTTGGTAAACCAGATCAGGATCATTGCCCACTTCTGGCAGCCAATAAACCCACAAACAAAGAGTATTTACGAACAGTCAACAGGGGATATTACCACTTTAAAATCAACGGTAAAAAAGGGATTTATTTTAGAGACTGATTACATGCCTGAATATATGCAAAGAAAATTATCGCTTATCTTTGCCCATACAGGGATAGAAATAAATGGAGTGTCTTATTATGGCGATGAAGCAGGAATAGAATTTGAACCAATCAAAGGCTTCCGCCAAGCTAAAGGCAGAATAACACTCAAGCAAAGGACATTGTTAAATGAAAACATAATATGATGTTTCAAGGATTTGAAGATAAAGGATTCCAGGCTTATTTAATTGGCATTGGGAAAAAGGAAATACACCATAAGTATTACCACGACACCGTTCGTCATGCCGAAGAAATGGGTGTACACATGGAGGGCGACAAACCAGTTAGGCTTTTGACAATAACAAGACCCAATGAAACCGCAGAGCAAACAGCATATAGGCTTGCAATCTACGAGCCTACAACGCTAGGGCTAGCACAAAAAATGATAAACACCATTAATCGCATATTCAATGAAAGGTTTTTCCAGATGAAATTTCCTGAAATGACAAAGACGGTTCCTGAAGATGAAACACTCGCCGAGTATACCAGGGAAAATTATCCGGGTCACATGGATATCATGGGCTACATTAAAGAAACTTTTACGACCAAAGATTTTTCAGATCCTAATGCTGTAATATATGTACGGCCAAAGGATTTTGATGTAGAGGAAACCGAATTTTTAGAGCCTATTGCCGTAATTTATACTTCTTGGCAAGTAGCAGATTTTAGCCCAGAGGTTTATTATACTATTCTGTTAGGACCAGAAACAATAAAAATCATCACCGGCGATGAGGTCAGGGTATATGTAAAAAACCTAATCGATGGTAACGAGATATGGAAGTTAGTGCCGGAGCTTTCCTTTGAGAACAAAATCGGCAAGCCACCGGTATTTAGGCTCGGGGGAGTGATAAAGGGGTTGGAAGATCCTTACTGGTTTATGTCTTTTGTTGGAGGAGTAGCCCCGGCATGGAATAGGGTGGTAACCCTTACCAGCGATCTTGATGTTGGCTATGTTAGTTATATGTTCAACCAAAGATGGGAATATGTAATTGAATGTGATGAGTGCCAGGGAGGGTTTGTAGCCCAAAGCACAGACGGGGAATTGGACGATACTTTCGGGGAAACCCTCGACAGAAAGTGCAGTAAATGCAATGGAACTGGAGAGATAGGAAGAAGCTCATTGGGAGTATTCAGAATCCGTCATGATGCAATAAACCCCGATAAAGCGTTACCCATCCCACCAGCGGGGGAGATCGAAAAAGATACCAGCATAGTTGCCAAAGTTGAGGAAAGAATAGAAAAGCTGGAGCTGGCGGGGCTATCATCGGTAAACATGGAAATCCTTAACAATACCCCTGCCCCGGAATCAGGAGTGGCAAAGGCCATAGATAGGCAGGATTTAGATGCTTTTTTAATGCGATACCAGATGCATGTATTTGAATGGGTGTTACCAAATCTCATGCTATATATTTCATGGTGGAGATATGGGGCATTGTTTGATTGGAACGAGGATAAAATTAAAGAAATACAGCCAAAGATAATTCCTGTAAGTGGGGTTGATTTTACAATGTTTAGTATAAAGTTCCTTATGGATGAATACAAAGAAGCATCACAGGCTTCGGTATCTTCGAACCATAAAAGGCAACTGGAAGAAGAGATTGTAAACACCCGATTTGCAGGGAAAGAAGAGGAAAGAAAGAAAAACCTTGCCATAGTTCAGCTGCAGCCATTCCCCGGCAAGACCGAAGATGACCTATTAACTTTACAAAACCTATCATGTGTAGAAGATTGGATGGTTTGCAAATCATTGTTTATTGATGAATTTGTCCAGAAGGCGATTGAAGAAAATGAAAAGTTTTTAGAGATGAAACACAAGGAGCAACGAGATATAATAGATAAGATGGCTGTAGAAAAATCCCCTGAACTAGAGGTGATTGCTACTGATGTTGGCGATAATTTGGCAGGGGCAACTCAACAAGTATCAGACCAACAGCTTGAGGCACAAGCGTCATTACGGGGTTCTGTGGGTGGGGTGCAGGGTATCTTATCTATACAGGCAGCGGTAGCATCTGGGACATCGGGGTTTGATTCAGCGGTTGAAGTGTTAGTGGAAATATTTGGATTTGATAAAGAAAAAGCCATTAAGATATTAGGGAAACCCAAGGAACAAAATGCCACAAAAGAGGAATTATAAACGAGAATATCTTCTTTTCCATTCATCAGAAAAGGAAATAAGAAACCGGGCAATCAGAAATAAGGCAAGACGCAAAGCCGAAAAAGAGGGCAGGGTCAAGATGGGTGACGGCAAAGACCTCCATCATATCAATGGGATCAGATCGCTTAAAGTTAGGGTGATGTCAGCCTCTGCAAATAGGGGAAAACGTGAAAAATCCCGACTAAAAGGATTTAAACAAAAAAGGATATAGATGACCCCGCCACAACTGTTTAAGGAACTTGAAACCCTTATTGAACAAGGTATATCAAAGTTTGATAAGCGTACTATTGCAGCCCAAGCTGCAATGTGGGCATCACTATTGAGGACAATAAAAAAGCTAGAGTTAGGGGAGCAGGGGAATATCTTGCCAAGCAGGTTAAATTTAAAGTTGCTACGCACTATTGAGGGGGAGGTTAATCGGTCAATTATCACAAAAGGGTATAGGCAAGGGCTAAATACATTCCTTAATACTTTTCCTAATGTTAAGAAGATAGCTGATAAATATTTTTCTAATATCGCAGGTTATAATGCTGCTAAACAAATCTTTATGGCGAATCTTAATTTAAGTATTGAGGCGACAAAGAATAGTCTCACCCAAGCAGGGATAAACCAGAATGTAATCAAGCCGGTTGGGAACCTTCTGAAGCAAAGCATCACAGGGGGCGGCAGCTTCGTTGACCTTACCAATAGCCTCCGCACTACGATCATAGGAGATAGTCGAATACAGGGCAAGCTACAAAGCTATGCAGGGCAAATAACAAAGGATGCGCTGAACCAATTTAATGCAAACCATACTTTATCAGTTGCCAATGACCTTAGCCTTGAATTTTATACATATCAGGGGGCAATACAAAAAGACTCACGGGACTATTGCAGGCGCAGGATTGGCGAGGGTGGCTGGTTTCACATTTCAGAGATAGAAAAGACTGCATCAGAATCATGGGCGGGGAAAATCCCGGGAACCAATTCAAGTAATATCCTAATTAATCGGGGAGGATTCAATTGCAACCACCAATATATCCCCGTTTCCAGGGATGCGGTACCGAAAAATGTTTTAGATAGGGCAATTGCAAATGGACTTGTTTCTTAATGTTTTATCTCTTCTTTTAAAACTTTGCCATTAAAATACTTTTCGATTGCTTGATTAACTATCCAGGATTGTGTGCGGTCACGTTCCTTAGAATCCATCTCTAACAATTTGATGTTCTCCTCTGATATGCGGAAGGATTTGATGTGCTTCATTTAATTAGTTTTTTAATTCCCTGCTATATATCTAAATCATAATCATATACCCAAACATCTTCATCAAAGATATGGTGTAAAGAATCTGTTAAATACATTGTGTTATTATTTTCTTCACATTTGTATCTTCTATCAATAATATGAATATCCCCATATTTATGGTGATTGGCAAACCTGGGAACATGATATCTATCTGCGATATCCTTCCAATAATCAAGTAATGGTATTCCTGTTTTTTTTAGTTTAGACTTCATCTTTCATATCTCTTCGATTGCAATCTCAAAACAACTGATATATTTAGTTGCTTCTATGAATTGTTCGAAACTCATTCCTTTGTATTTACCCGGGCTTTTTGTGTTGGCTATTATACTGCCTGCTAATCCTGAATCTTTTTCTATTATTACTGCTTTGTAAGTTTTCATGGTTTCGTTGTTTAGTTTAGTTTTCATATTATGAAGGTAATACAATGTATTATACTATGCAAGCTTTTTATCATTTATCTTTAAAAAAGATTTGCAGATATCGCAAATGATAAATATTTGTTTCTTAGAATAAGTTATTATACCTTTATAACCGTTTATACATTGATGATAGTAACCGTATAACCGTTTATACAAATGGTAGAATCTGAAGCAACAATAAAAAAACAAGCAAAGTTGAACGATTTGAAAGAGAAAGTCAAAGATGATAAGGTGTCAACGGTGCAAGTAAAAAAGCATAGCGGTTCAATGAATGGAAAATTTGAGAGGCGGGGAACGGGGGGAGTGCCAGAATATTTAATTATTAAAAGCGGAATTGAACGCTGGCTAACAAAACATTCAATAGAAATATCGTTGCAACAAAAACGAGAAGATATTATAATCCCGAAAGGATCACCATATACGCCGCCAATACATTATGCTGAAAGTAAAAGATGTGAAGGCTGTAACAGATGAAAGGGATAAAAGACATATTGAAGTTAATATCAGGGCAAGCACAAAGTAACGCCCTATCAACCATTGCTGCTGCTGACGATCTAACGAAAGTAGAAATAACAGACGATGATTTTACAGAGATAGAAACCTCTATCAAGTCTTTAATGACTTTCGATGCAGCGGTAAACAGCTCTAAAGTCGGTGAAGTAATTTTAAAGGCAGGAGAAGCGAAAATAAAACAGAATACACTATTTGCCATAGAAAAACATGTCAAAAAGATTACAGATAAAGCCGGCATTGATACTGAAGGGAAAGAAAAAGCTCACGATCTTCTTGATGTATTAGATGGGAAAATCGAAGAAGTATTAACAAGTGGTAGTGGCGATAATGAAAAGCTAATAAAATCATATCAAGAAGATATTAAGAATTTGAATAAAGACCTTAAACAAAAAGAGGAAGGTTTTGGACTAAAGGAAAAAGAACTGCAAGAGGAATTCGATCACGATTTGGTCAAGCGGGATTTTTATCTTTATGTCAGCAAAGGAGATTGGGCAGAAGTTTATAAAGATGATGTCACTAAGCCGACACTCATCAAGGGTATGTGGGACAAAACCAATACTGATGCCATACCAAGAAACGTTGATGGGAAAATTGTCCTTTTCAATAAAGATTTTCCAGAAAAAGAATACATGGATGGGAATAGCATAGTGTCATTCCAAGATTATATTGAGCCGATGATCGGTCGTTACCTTAAAAAGACAGAAACCCACAAACCAGCTTTATCTGGCGGGAATGGAATTGATGTCAAATTTGAGAATATGACCTCTGGTGAAAAGCTTGCTACTCAAATGGAGCAGGTCCACGGCGGCTAACATAAAATCAAAATAATTATGCAATGGCAATTAATCTTGCGCTCACAGAAGCGCTACAAAATATTCAAATTAACCTGAAGACCGTAACGACGGTCAATGATCCAAACAATTACAGTTTATTTACAGGCGCCCTAAACTGGCTTTTTTCACCATCTAACGGAAAAGCCATACAGGCGGAAATGGTAAAGTCTTCAAAAGCTTCAAAATACCGGCCAGTAGAAATCCGGTTTATGCCGAAGAAAGGCAGAACAGATGTAGTAACTTCTGATGCTTCGGCATCGTGTGACAAGGTCAACACTAGAAGGGAGGAAACGCAAGTATTAAATGCTACCCTTTATGTGGAGGACAAGTTTACCATCGATGAAGAAGTCATCAGGGAAGGGACTATGGACATGCTCCAAAAGCGCATCGGTGATGAAATCCGTGATGCCCAGCGCAATGCTAGGGAAGACATGGATCGTCAGATACTTGCCGCCTATAATTCAAATTTTGGGGCTAACCCGGCTGGCAACAGTGGGGCAGGCATAGGAGTTGGGCAGTATCAGGATATACAACTCTTACTTTCTGATGGTACTGTCGGGGCAGAATCTTTCGATCAGATCAAAATAGAACAGGAAGAGAATTTCATGGTAGGAACCGCCGGGATAATTGGACTTGGCAATGCCCGAAGATATATGAACCGGCTTTCTGTTGGCAATGTCAATAGTGGAGGTTTCGATGTCAGGAACATTGATTCAGAGTTTGGTATGGCACTTTTCAAAGACCAACAAACCACCGCTGTATTAGGTGATGCAGACAGGGTGATAGTATCCTATGCAGGGACTTCAAACTTTTATAATTACAATTTGTTCAACGGGGACTTCGATCTTAATACCCCAGATCTGGCAATACGTACCACTATGAGGGATGCAATATTTCCTTTTGACTGGGACTTTATTCTCAAATATTCAGATGAATGTTCCACTGGAAACGGATTGCAAGGCGAATGGACTGGGCGTATTTTAACATATTTCGACCTCTGGATAGCTCCAGATACAGCATTTGGCGAGCCTTACGGTGATTTGGTTGACTTTAATGGACAAGTAGGATACAGGATAACCCAAGCAACATAATGGGAAATTGTAGACCACAAATACCGAATTATGTTTCTCCTGATTGCTCGATAGAATCAGGCAGGCTGACGGGGCTAGCGTTTATCCATAAGGATATCCATACCAACATCTATAATGACCCCTCAAATGCAACACTATGGGTTGATGGCAATTATGCTGCTGACCTCCATGTATTTCAGGAGGTGCGGGGGTCTTATACCGCAACGGCTACAGAAGTGCCAGGATTGGGAAGCCAGGCGAACAGGGTGATCAACTCGGCACGGGTAATCCAGGCAATGGTGCAAGGGATAAAGAACAACGAGGGGTTCTGGGACAACATTTGCCTATCAAATGAATACCGTGTTGCTGCCGTGGTTGGTGGAGCCTATGACCTTCTATTTATCAACAACAGGGACGTTCAAATATGGGCATTTCCTGCAGTTGAAGATGGGCTCGATACAGAGGCTCTTTGGAATGTTACTATTAATTGGCAAGAGAAAAACAACATGAGGACATCAAATGTCCCCACTGGTATATTTAATTGAGAAGGGCAATAAATGCCTTAGTTGACTTGGAGATAAAATTGAGCATCTTGATTTTGACCGTTCCTGAACGGAAGGGGAAAATGGATGCCATTATTGAAGACCTCAATTTTCAGATCGGGACGCTACCTGTTGAATTTCTTTGGCTTGGTGACAACAAGCGAAGGACGGTAGGAGAAAAAAGAAACGATCTTCACTATATAGCCAATGGCACATGGCTTCAATTTTTAGACGATGACGACCTTTTACATTCCGAATCTATTAAAAGGGAATTAGAAGTCATTAGAGACAACCCTGAAAAAAAGGTAATATGTTTTCGTGGCACCCAAAACCACGGAGGGTCCAAAGATTTAGAGTTCAGATTTGACAGGCGCACTAGTGCAGTTTCCAGTGTAAAAAGCGATGGGCAAGGAGGAAGGTTCAGGGCAATGATACCGAACCATCTTTGTATATGGCGCAAGGATGCCATCAAAGAAAAATTCCAACACAAAAACCTTTCGGAAGATCATAGATGGGCAACAGAAATGCTCAAGCATTACACCGTTGAGGATCAGGTCATTATTGATGATTATATCTATCACTATGAGTTCGATAAAAATCTTTCCCAATGCCGAAGGTAAACCTTTTCAGCACCTATTTTAATTGCCATGACTCAGAGAGGCAGAAAGAGCTTGATTATTGCCACGAACAAAATAAGGCCAATCCGCTGATCGATAGTATCAAGGTCTTTTCAGAAAGGCCACACTATAATGATTTTTTTATAGAGACCCGGAAATATCCCGACGATATAAACATCCTGGCCAATGCAGATATATATTTCAACGAAACATTAAAGTATGTGCAGTTTATGAAGCAAGGGCAGGCTTTTGCAATTACACGCTGGGAGGATGTTAAAGGGAAGGTGATAAAATTTGAAGAACGCAATAAATACAACCGACATGCCCAAGCGAAGCACAGCCAAGATGTATGGGTATTTTTAGGCGAGGCGAAAGGCATGAACGGAAATTTCTATATAGGGATACCAGGATGCGACAATAGGATAGCCTATGAGATGAGCCGCTCTTATAGGGTTTATAATCCATGTGAAACAATACAATGTATTCATAAGCATACCAGCCCCGGAAGGGATTATAACATTCCTGAAGATTCAATAGAGCGCATACCCCAACCCTGGAAATTAATTATGCCATGTAGTATTGATTCCAATGGTAGAATTATAGAACAAGTACAACAAAGACAAACGGCTTACGGGAGGAGGTCAATATGAAGATTTTGTAATACTAAAATAAGACTTTAAATAAAAAAAAGAAACCCCCTCAATACTCTTGCAAGTATTGCTAATAAGAGGGGGTTAGGATTCTTTTTCTAAACAAATATACGGAAAAATATATGAAGATTTTACATATAGGCTTGATGGTAGATGGCAAGGGGGAAGGGCTATGCAAAGCATTAAAGGATCTATCAAGCGAATATTTGGAAATCCAGCAGTCGGATCCTGAATTAATAGAGAAGGCAATGGGCTTTGATTTTGACCTGTTTTTTATGCAAGCCCAATCGGATAAAATAGGAGACTCCGATACGATACAATTATTATCACCTATCGCTAAAAGGGGATTTACTATTAATTGGACAGGAGACATCAGGCAGACTACGCCAGCGTGGATGCTAAGGATGCCAGCCAACGTAACTGCATTCACAAACCAAAGGGATGTTAATTTCGCCCTTTCTCATGGGCGCAGGGCAGAATTTTTGCAGATAGGTATTGATGCTGGAATATTTACCAACGAAGGCGAACAAATTAATAGTAAGGATATTGTTTTTTTTGCTAATGCCTATGGAAACCAGTTTCCTCTATCGGGGTTTAGAAAGCTTGCCGCCGAGATAATGAAAACAAACTACGGAGATAAGTTTGGCCTTTATGGCAATGGGTTCCGGAATGCAGATGGAAATTACAATGTGCAGGGTGGGGACGTGAAACATTGGCAAGGACAGGAGGCAGCCATATATAGGGGATGTAAGATCGCGGTAAGCATCTCACACTTCGATGCAGAAAGATATACCTCTGATAGATTGTTACGGATTATGGGATGCGGTGCTTTTCCTTTGGTTCATAAATATAAAGGCATGGAAAAGGACTTTGAAATAGGAAAAGACTTGGAAGTTTTCAGGTCCTATAATGAACTTTGTGATAAGATTGATTATTGGCTGGAACAAGACAGGGATAAAATAAAGGAAAATGCCGCCAATCTTATCCGTGAAAATTATACTTATGATAGTATGGCGCAGAACATAGTAAACATGTTATGAAAACCGCCGCCTACATGCCACTACATTATGGCAAGGACTATCTAGGCTATGCCATTAAATCCATCATAGACCAGATAGATAAAATGATAATCCTTTATACTTCCAGGCCGAGTTATGGACATACAAGCGGTTCTTGCCCTGAATCAGAAGATGAACTGCGACAAATAGCAGAAGAGGCAAGCAGCGGTAAGCTTGAATGGATAAAGATCAACCACACACATTTGGAAGGCGACCACCGTAACCAGGCGTTTATGCATGTACATCAAGGATTTGATATCCTTGCCGCAATTGATTCGGATGAAATATGGGAACCAGAAGCGTTTGAGGTGGCTTTAAAATACGCCAGGAGTTCGGCAGCTTTCGAAATAGGGGCAAACCATCAGGGATGGTATCACTTTTGGCGATCATTCAACGAGTATTGCAGTGATGGATTTTGCCCTATCAGGTTCCACAATTTAAAAAACATGCGTAATACCCAGGATATAAACTGCCCTAGCAAAATATATCATTTTGGCTATGCCCAAACCAGGGTAATCACAGATTATAAATGGGCTTGCCACGGGCATCAAGACGAACTGCGGGACAACTGGTTTGATGAGATATTCTATGGCTACCAAAAAGGGATAACAAAAGGGCTTCATCCGGTAAGCTTACAAATATGGCACGAAACAATTGATTTCGACAGAGGTGATTTGCCGGAGTTAATGCACTCCCACCCATTCTTTGACCTTGATAAGATAGAATAAACGGTCTCCATTTGTATAACAATGGTAAACATTGTATCTTTGCAATATGAAAAGTAAAGGCAAGGTGAAAAAAGGTATGTGGTTGGATGCTGAAGTAGTAAAAAAAACAGCAGAAAGAGCCAAAAAAGAAAACCGTTCTTTTGGCAATATGGTCGAAACAATTTTGAGCGAATATGTAGACTATAAGAAATGACATACAAAAGGGTAGAATATAGAATTTTAATGGACAGATATGGTTCCCTGTGGGTTAACGATATATCCTATGAAACACCTGAGCTGGCAGAAAAGGCAACGGCTAACATTAAGGATGTTAGCACCCCCTACGCCATTGTGAAAACAGAACATAAAATAGTAAAGCATTTAACAAAAAGCAGCGAGGGTGCCGACCTTTGGGTCAAAGGCATGTCCCCACCGGGATATTTTTCACGATCAGACCAATCAAAAAAATGATATCTGGCTTCTCCTACGTCCATAACGCCCTATCGGTAGGAATCCCAATCAGGGAATCAATAAAAGCAGTACGTCCTTATGTTGATGAAATGGTGATAGTGGACGCTTCAAGCACCGATGGTACAACGGAGATGCTTTCTAAGCTACCTGAAGTTGACAGGGTAATAGATGGTGTCGAGTGGGGAGATAATGCAGGGGAGACGCTTAAAAGGCTTCATGCAATGAACGTAGAGTGCGAAGGGGATGTGATAATCCACTTTGAGGCTGATGAGGTATTTGATGATAGATTAATAGGGGATATTTCATTATTATATCATCGGCTAAAGATTTGATTTTACCATAGAAATTTATGGGCGCCCGTATCGCCTCTTCACTATAGGGGGAGTGCCTTCCATCATAAACCGCATTAGTGGAAATGGTTATCAGTTTGCAGTCCATCTTTT